CTCGGCGGGCGTGCTGCCCGGCTTTGCTGCCTAATCCTCCGCAGAGCTATCCCGATCATATCCCACCCGCGCCAGCGGGTGGTCCCCCGACGGAGGCACATGCTTCCGACGAGCACCCTAAATATCGGCGCGTAAGCGCCGACGCGATTTTTGAAAAATCGCGTTTTTTCTTAAAGTGCTATCATTTAGCTGTCTTTTGAGTGCATACACGACATGAAGATAGCCATAAAATATTCTCATGGATATTACTTGGAGGATATAGTATGGCTACCAACAAGCGTGTGTTTACCTTGCGGCTTACTGATGAGGTCTTCGACAAAATTGGGGTGCTTGCAACCCGTGAACATCGGTCGGTGACGAATTATATCGAGTTCGTGCTCTTAAAGCACCTGGAGGAAGTGGAAAAAGAATATGGAACAATCGAAACGAATAGAACGGAGGCGTAGCGGTGTCGGTACTCAAGGCAAAGCGGACTACAAGCTCGGCTGAGTTCGTCAATACGGCCAACGAGATATACATTGAGGTTCTGAATTTTTTGACGCGCCTCTCGGCTCGGTATTCTCGCCTCTTAGCAGAGCCTACGGCGGTCTTGGCCGGAGAGGTAATGGACCATGCAGAGAAAGCCAATAGTATCTATCCATCGGATATTCAGCGGATAGAGTTACGCAAGGCTCATCTTTTAGAGGCTAGGGCCTCGCTCATGGCGTTGGACGTGCGGTTGACCCACTGTTACCGCTTGATGTCTCAAAATCCCCAAGGGTGTTTTACAAAACCGAATGGGAAGACTGTGCCTCCAGCGGAAGCAACGGAGAAGTTGGACCGTATGGCTCAGGAATTGGGAGAAAAAATTGACCAGGAGAATGAGCTCTTAAAAGGTCAGCTCAAGGCTATGAGCAAAAAGCAGAAGGAATAAGCAGCATTGGGTGTATATCTGTACCTGTTTGGTCCGGTGTGTCACACGGCCAGAGGCCGTGTGGTGGTGGCTGCGGTCGCCTAATTACAACAACAATAACAATTTCTGCAACGTCAACACCGGCGGCGGCAATAACAATAACAATGCCTACTACTCGGCGGGCGTGCTGCCCGGATTTTGCGATGCGGGGTCAAATGGAGTAGCGAAAGTGAAAGACGACCCACGCAAAAGGAGATATACTTCCCTGGGTGAAAATCCCTAAAACTGCCCTCTGATGCTTCTACACGGACGCTTCTTGCATGGCGGGCGATGTGCCTTAGCCCGTTTCATGTGTAGCCCGCAAGGGGTCATAAGCAAAGCAGATTAGACGGCACCCTACAATCCATCTGTACGGAGGAGCGAATACTATTTTATGACAAGCCAAGAGCGCCGAGAGGCGCGATACCAGCGCCGTCGGGCAAAGCGACAGGCCAAAAAGCAGGGCCGGAGCCATAGCCTGGGCGGCTTAGAGAAAACCTTCACATATCGTAAAATGTTTCAATGGGGCTGGAAATGCTGCAAAGGCGTAAACTGGAAACAGAGCGTTCAGAATTTCCGCTTGCATCTGTTTTCGGGAACCGCCCGGCGCCGTCGGGCAGTAATCTCCGGGCGCTGGAAGCCTGGGAAATGCGTTCACTTTACGCTTAGAGAGCGCGGGAAGGTGCGGCCTATCGACGCACCGCACATTGTAGATCGCCAAGTCCATAAAGTCCTATGTAATGAGGTTTTGATACCGCTTTACAAACCTGGAATGATTTATGATAATGGGGCTTCGCAGAGGATGAAGGGCTTACACTGGGCGTATCGTAGATTGTCCGACCAGCTTCGGTGGCATTTTCGTAGGTATGGCCGTTCTGGTGGGATATTTTTGCTTGATCTAAAAGGCTATTTCCCGAACGCGCCCCATGCGGCAATCTATCGGCGGCATGAGCAGTTGATTTTGGACCCTGGCCTCCGACGGTTGGCAGATACCATCATACAGAACTCGCCTTGTCCCACACCAGGACGAGGGATGCCTCTTGGTATAGAGCCAAGCCAGCAGGAAATGGTGGCGCTTCCCAGCAGCATTGATAACTACATCAAGTGTCAGCTTGGTATTCATGTGATGGGACACTATATGGACGATTACTACATTGCATTGCCGGACATCGAAGAACTGAAAAAAGTGGCGCGGGAAATCGTGCGACGCTTTGAGGCTATGGGTATTCGAGTGTCGAAACGGAAATGCAAAATTATTCCCTTTACCAAACCGTTCCGCTTCTGCAAGGTCCGCTTTACCCTGACCGAGAGCGGGGCCGTCAAAAGGAATGGCTGCCGAGATGGGATGAAGCGGAGCCGCCGGAAGCTGAAATTTTTCCAGCGGGAGGTTGCCGCAGGGCGGCGCACCATTGCTGAGGCTGCCGAATATATGCAGTCTCAGCGGGCTTACTACCGCAGTTTCGATGACCACGGACGGCTTCTCCGCCTGGAGAGGCTGGCCTACGCTATTTTCGGAGGTGCTTTATGTTCAAAATCATCAAAGACGGAGCCCTTATTGGCATGACTGAGGCCCCGAATTACATCAAAAAGGCCGCGAATGGCTGCTTCAATCTTTGCCCTGAGCTGGAGGCTCAGGGCATTTCTTTTGCCGGAAATCCATACCACCTGTTGGGGCGGGATGAGCTGGACGGCCTGGAAACGGTAAGTCTGGAGGAGGCAGATACCGGCGTGGAGCTCCAGGCCATGTCTGAAACCGTGGCCTCATCCTCGAAGCTGTCCGGGCAGATGCAGACCGCCGCACGGCTCTATGTTCGGAAAGCTACTGACATCTCTGATGACGATGCGCTCCAGATGCCGGACCTATTTCTTACTTGGGCTGAGGCCCTGGCCGCTGGACGGCAGTTGGAAACCAATACTGTGCTGAACCTGGATGGAACGCTCTATCGGGTGGTCCAGCCAGTTACCCCCCAGGAACACCAGCCCCCTAACGGCGAGGGAATGACGGCTATTTACCGTCCTATCGACCAGACCCACGCTGGAACCCTGGAGGACCCTATCCCCTGGGCCTATGGCATGGACAGTGAGCAGGGGAAGTATTATAGCTATAACGGCAAGGTATACCTATGCAATCTTACCATGCCGGGGTGTATCTATGCGCCGGACACACCTGGACTGTGGCAGTGGTCGGAGGTGACAGAGTAATGGGTAAGTATGTCGCCCGACGGCGGGCAAAGATTAAGGGCCTAAGCGGCCCGGTAAATATCCCTTGGGGGGCCGTCTTGCTGGAGCAAGACGGCCTTCTTTTTTGGAATGGAGCTGCTGTCTGCGGCATTACCAGTCAAAATGCCTACGACTATTTCAGTCGAGACGATGACGGGCAGGGCCGGGCCAGAGGCCAACTTGTCGCGGACATCAAAGCACGGTTGGAACGGCGTGATAAAAACTATCAAGCGCGGTGGGATAAGGTATGGGCTGACCCACTGTGCCAGCGATACCGGCGGCCTGAACACGCTGACTGGTGGGTATGGTCCTATGATTTCTTTAATGCGCCACTCGACGATCTGAAGCATATTGCGGACTTGGTGGGAACGCGAACTTCCAAATAGGAGGGGTTATTATGAGCGATTTTCGGATTATTGACGCCCTGTGTGCCCTAGTGGAAACTCAAAACGCCATTATCAAGGCGCAAAACCTTCGGCTGGGTGAGCTTGGCGAAATCCTGATGGAAGATGAGATAGCGGAGGCAGAAAAGCACTATCAGCAGCTTATTGGCGTCGGGGCTGAAAGGGGGTGATACCAGTGGTTCAAGTTGATATTGGGGAGTTGCTGCTTGCTATCCTCGCTGCGATGGGCATTCCGTCTACCATTATGGGGCTTATTGTCTGGCGGCTCAAGGGTCGCATTGAAAGCCGCGAGACGGAGCAGGACAAAAAGGCTGAGGACCAAAAAGAGCTGTTCCTCCTGATGGTTCAGAGCACCAGGGCCTCTATTGCCCTTGGAGAAGCTACGGCACGGGCCGTCCAGCGTATACCTGACGCTCACTGTAATGGAGATATGAGAGCGGCACTGGACTATGCGACCAATGTAAAGCATAAGCAAAAGGATTTTTTGGACAGGCAGGGCATAAATGCCTTGCTTGATGAATGAAAGGAGCAGGCCCTATTGAACTACGAAGGAAAGCGGGAGAAAAAGCCCGTGCGCCGCCCGTGGGAGTTCAAAAAGAAGCTTGCTGCGTGGGCCGTCCTTATTGCCACGGCCACCGCCGTAGCTTCTTATATCCTCGCCTATCTTGACAAGCAGACCGCGAGCGATGTTACCACCACCATCTTTACCGCCTGCATCGGCTATCTGGTGAGCTATGCGGCGGCATCTACCACCGAAAAAGTCAGCCGAAACCGCCACGGGCTGGATGCTGACGGAAACCCATTCCAAACCAACAACACAGAGGGCGGGTCCGACACCAGCGGACCTACACTCGGATAAAAACAAGGAGGATTTATCATGTACGACATCACCCCTATCATCGAAGCTGTGGCCACTCTGATCGGCGTTATTATCACCTGCGTACTCATCCCGTTTATCAAGTCCAAGACCACGGCGGCCCAGCAGGCCGAAATTAACGGCTGGGTCAAGATTGCCGTTTCTGCTGCTGAACAGATTTACAAGGGCAGCGGCCGCGGAGAAGAAAAGAAGCAGTACGTTATTGCCTGGCTGAAAGAGCGCGGCATCACCGTGGATGAGAATGAGCTTGACGCGCTCATCGAGGCCGCCGTCCATGAGCTGACCCAGGGCATCATCCCCCTGGAGGGCATCGCCATTGAGACTACTACCGAAGTCACGGAGGACAAGGAGGAAACCGATCATGAGTAATAGCTCCCTTGTGACCTATACGAAAATCAGCCCCAACCGGACAAGCCCCCGCAATCATAAAATCGACACCATCAGCATCCATTGTTTCGTCGGCCAAGTGACGGCGAAGAGCGGCTGCAACGCTGGAAACTTCACTCGCTATGACCCGAAAAACGGCTCTTCCTGCAACTACGTCGTGGGGCATGACGGCTCCATCGGACTGTGCGTGGAGGAAAAGGACCGGAGCTGGTGTACCTCCAGCGGGGCCAACGACCACCGCGCCGTCACCATTGAGACGGCCAGCGAGACCAAGAACCCCTACAAGGTCACGTCGGCGGCCTATGCCGCCCTGCTGGACCTGGTGACGGACATTTGCCGCCGGAACGGGGCCAAGAAGCTGCTCTGGTTCGGGGACAAGGCGAAGACCCTTGCCTATACCCCCAAGGCCGGGGAAATGGTGATGACGGTTCATCGCTGGTTTGCGAACAAGGCTTGCCCTGGCGATTACCTCTACAACCTGCATGGCGAGATTGCCGCCGAGGTCACTAAGCGGCTGAGCGGCGGCTCCGGCTCCACC